ATTATCGAATTTGAATATGAATTGGCCACAAAATGAACGTATACCAAAAACTCAACCTTGCTAGACAAGACTTCCATAGCTCAGAGATCAAGAAGACTGGGCTTAATAAATTTGCTGGGTACACATACTTTGAGTTGGGTGACTTCATTGTCCCCGCCATCAAGATATTTAAAGACCACGGTTTAATAGGAATCGTATCTTATGGACTAGAAGTTGCTGAACTAAGGATTATCAACGAAGACAATCCTGAAGAGCAAATTACTATAACTTCACCCATGAGTGAGGCAGCACTTAAAGGTTGCCACCCCGTGCAGAACTTGGGGGCGGTAGAAACTTATATTCGCAGATACTTGTGGGTAAGTGCCCTAGAGATTGTGGAGCACGATGCCTTGGACATGACTACAGGAAAAGACACTCCAAAACACAAGCCCACAGACGGCTCTGTAGTCAGCGAAAGGCAAATGATGGTACTTAAAGATGTCGCTATGGAAATAATTGCTCATATGCAAAGTGATGACCTTACAGGGGCATATGAAGAGTACATGGGTGTAATCGATGCAGAGGAAAAGACTTACCTGTGGTCATTGCTTGATTCAAAAGTGCGTTCTACATTGAAAAAATACGGTGAATCTTTAAAAGGAGCCTAAATGGAAACAAAAGACATTAGTAAACTAATTGGCATACCTAATGTAATTCTTTCTAAAGATGGAAGAGTTTGGAGGGATTGCAAGGAAAAGAAAATTAGTTTTAATTGTGATGGATATCCAGTAACTACTTTTTCTGTCAATTGTAAAAGTAAAACTTTTTATATTCATCAATTGCTTTTAAAAGCTTTTGTAAGACTTCCAAAAAAAGGTGAAGAATGTTTACATAAAAATGGCATTCGATCTGACTGTAGATTGGAAAATCTTAGTTGGGGCACTAGAAAAGAAAACGTGGCTGATGCTATTAAACATGGAACCGCTACCGTTGGCGAAAGAAATGGTGGTGCTCGTTTAAGTCAAGATGATGCAAACAATATTAGATTAGTTAAGGAAATTTATAAACCACTCAACAAACAAATGGCTAATTATTATGGGGTTACCTCATCAACAATTTCAAGAATCATCAGAAACGAAACCTACAGGAGTATTTAAATGACTTTTACAAGAACGCAAACTAAAGAATTTGACAACAGTAATAGGGGTAGCCTATTTAAAAATGACAAGAAAACCACCGAACAAATGCCTGACTATAAGGGACAGATCAATGTCAACGGTGAAGAGTTTTGGATCAATGCCTGGTTAAAGACCAGTAAGCAAGGAACCAAGTTTATGTCTTTGTCGATCAGCCCAAAAGACCGTCAAGTCTCTGAGCCTACACGCAAAGCCACCCAAGTAGACGAAGACGTACCCTTCTGATGTTTAATCTATTTGGCACACTTCCTAAGTTTCTGCACCGCAGAGAGGCCGTAGAAACGTCTGTAGCATCTGCCCATGCCGTAGATACCAAGACTATGGAAAGTATCGTCTATGAGGTCATTAGAACGCATCCAAACGGGTGTATCTCTGATGATGTCATAGCCGAATTAAAGAATTTCTCTTACCCAAGCATCACCGCTAGGTATAAAGCACTAATGACTAAGCAATTAGTATTAGATACAGGAGAAAAAAGACCTGGTAAATCAGGTAAATTACAACGGGTAATGAAAGCTTGTTGTCATAATTCTGAGTGAGAATGTAATCTTTAACCAAGGAGCAATCATGCAATACACTTTTAAAATTGAAGACTGGGAAACAACTGTTACTATTGAAACAGACAATGTTGATGTATTAGAGAAACTGAGCGAAGCAGTATTTATTGCTCTTGAAGAAGATGAAGAAGAAGACGCAGAGTAAGGTCTTAACGCTTCATAAAGGGGTCTTAAAGGCCCCTTTTTTTATACCTTAATTACTTTACCCCTGAACTCAACGTGCTTTGAGTCCACCACTTTGACAACCTCTGGCCACAACATATGCCCTCGATGGAATGTCAGCACCACAAATCCACTTCTCCAGTTGGTAGGAGAGTTTTCTAAATAGTTTTCAAACTGTGGTCCAGATGGATCAGCTAAAGTCCCCGTGTCAACACCAAACCTAGTGCCGTTGTAATCATCAAACGGAGTTACTTTTAAACTGTGAAGATGGCCAGTAACCATTGAAACTCCAGAATTAACGGTGTTATTATGAGTCGCATGAACTCCACCTTTCCATCGGTGCTTAACAATAACGCTTTCTGTTATCCAGGTGGACCAACATGGTTCCCATAACGGGAAGTGGTCTTTAAGAGAAAACCCTTTAACAAATTCATACTGTGGAGCATTCGCTGCCAACCTGTTCTCAAACCTAGCATCATGGTTTCCAAGTGGCCATATCAACTTAACCTTGTGGTTGACCTTCTTAGCCTCATCTTCTACCTCGCCAAGGGCTATTTCACAGGCTTTAAGCTCTTGAATAATGCTCGGAGTACTATCCCACCCAATTCTAGGAAAACGGCTTATAGAGGCTCCATCAAAGGCATCCCCATTATTAATAACTGCTTTCAGTCCCTCGACATTCTGAATAGCCCAAATCAATCCCTTAAAAGCAGTAGTCTTGATGCCAGGCCAAAAGTGGGCATCACTAAACACTATCACCGTACCGTTCTCTATACCTAGACTAATCCTTGCTGGTTTAGGAGCAATCATTTCTTTGATTTCCATCGTATTCATGTTTTGCTTGTAATGAGCCTCCAGTCTATTTCGTCTGTTTTGGATACCTCTTACTGACAAACCAAGGTTTTTGGCCATGATTGTGGGATTGCTATTAAACATCTCAAAAAGAGTTATAAACTCCATGTCGCTTAGGAATCTCATAAGTGTTTTCTCCAGTAAAGAGTACCCTTTGCGCCCCAAGGGTTGGTGGGTTCAAATAGTTTAAAACCACATGAAATTAAAGAATTGGATGACGGTGGATTAGAATAAGTGTCGGTAATTAACCAATTCCATCCTAGAGAACGTGCTTTACGCTCCCTTGCTTTAATAAGTTTCTTCTGGATTCCCTTGCCCCGATACGATCTAATAACTCCAGAGCGACATAAATAACCACAATCGCCCCAACGGGTACTAGGAACAAGGCCAGAAAACCCCACACATAAATCGCCATCAAAAGCTCCCCACCAATAACCCTTAGTGACATCGTATAACTCATCGTTGGGTAGACAGCTTTTTTGCATCTTGATTAAAAGATGTTCATGATCAATAGTGTCCAACTGTTTGATTTTCATGAAGTTATTGTCGTTTATCTATATGACACATTTACGAAAAAAAAGGGAGTGGTTAGCTCCCTTAAATGGCTTGCAAAGAAAAAACAACAATTAACTATAAACCCTTGTACCGAGTTTGTCTATGATAAGTGCCTGTTTTCTAGGTTTACCAGTAGGGTCATTGGGTACGCTTATATGCGTCCACCTATCAAACTCACGAATGATTTGATCGTAGGGTATGTCTGATGCAATTATGGCTTTAACTACATCATTTGGGGTCATACCAGGCACACGAATATCAGCAGCACACCCAACACGATGCTGAGAAGTGTCCTTACTTCCCACCAAGTCATTAATCTGCTTAGACCGAAACGCTGAGTTAACCATAATTGGCTTATCGCCAAGATGTCGCTTAACTTGTTCAAGTAGCTCTGCCAAACGTTTAAGATTATTTTTTTCAAGGTCATTAGGTTCATTTGTAAACTCCCTGTGGTCAGTAACGGTTAATTCTTCAAGTGAAAAATGAGGTGATAAAAGTGTTGTCATTTTGGTACAGAATTGTGAATCATGGTGTCTTTGGCCTGAGAACCAGCAGAACTACCGAAGTAAAAAGAAAGCACTAGCATAAGTGCGCCATCTAACGTACCCAAGACACGGGCTATAAGCTCACGCATTGAGCCATCAATAATGTGGGTAAGTAAGAACCATTGCACGATAGCCCAAGCCAATACAATCATGATTGACAGGGTAGGGGGTACATAGCTTTGAGTGCTGATCTGCATTTGTCGGGCAGAAGTACGGTCGGCCACCGCCAACTTTTCAAAGTCCAACCCCATCTCTTGTGCTCTAGCTTTTAAAGCAATTTCAGCAGTTTGCAATGATGCTATTTGGTCAGCAGTCATTTTCCCTGAATTAATGGTTTCTTGCACTTGAGCAGGGTCAACCCCAATAGCTTTGGATATGGCCTCAACCGCCATACCCGCAAGTGGACCACCCATCGCAGTAGCTATCGTAGGTGCTATGCTTTTTAACCAATCCATGATTAATCCTCTATATGGTATTTTGATTTCTGATAGTTTTTGTAAACGCTGTACTCAACAAGAACAAAGGTTAGGACCCATAAGAGAACTGATACGCATATAGCGGCTCGTACACTATATTTCTCGATGAGAATTTCCCGTTTTCTTCTAGCCAATTCAATAGCCTTTTTTTTTGACGTTCAAGTTCCATTCGTTCTTTTTGAACAACTTGCCTCATTTTGTCAAACTCTTCCCAAAGACCTGGTAAACCGATTTGATAAATGATCATCTCTCTCAACTCGGTCTCCATCCTTTGTAGTTCCCGTGTCCTCATCACACGGTTCATGGCTTCTTCATTCACATTAATGGTGGCTTTAGGTTGCTCTTTAGCTTCCTTTTCGGCAGTAACAAGTTCCTCTTTGTTTTGGAAAAACTTACCTAAATGCCCAGTAATCTCACCAATGATCTGCGATACATCCTTACCATCTTCTTTGAATTGTTGGTATATCTCTACGGCATTCCTGATGCCTTCATGGGCTAATTTACACCCCTGATAGACCGCCATCAGCTCAATCATCTGATAAACTTTTCAGATAAAAATTGTAATGTCGCTCCAATCAAAGATGCAAACACCATACCCGCCCACAGTCCACCTTTAGACTTATTGGCCATTGCTAACAGACACTTAATGTCTGTAGACATCTCAGAGACCTGAGACTCAAGCATATCAACTTTTGCTATAAGCTGACCATATTGGATTGGATCGATCTCATTCATTATCTTTGCCCCATTCCTGGAGGTGAAACACCTCTACCCCCGCCCATCTTTCTACGAATAGCAAGTTCCCTTGCTTCATTGGTATTGAGACCACCTGTATAAGTGGCCAAAGGTCCTGCTACTGGATGAACTAATGCAGATGCAAGATTGAATGCAGTTTCTGTTAAAGGACCGTAATTGCCAGTTTTCTGTCTTTCACCTTCTGCTTTGACAAGATCAGTAAATGCAAGAAGTGCTCCAGGTCCTAATCCCTTAACATTAATTTCTTTGTTCTTTCCTACTTTTTGAGTAATGGATGGAGTATTTTCACCCAATCCAATATTCAAATCTTTTGTAACATCCCTTGGCATTCTTCCCATGCTTTCGTTAATTGCTCTAGAAATTTCATGGGCTTCTTTTTGAGTTTTAGGATATCCATATTTACCTAAACTAGCGGTATAAGCATCTTGTCCAACAGAATTTCTAATAATGTCCATTAACTGACCACCAGGCACAAATACATGAGTGCTTGGTATATTTGCAACAGATGCCAAATCTCTTCTTAATGGAGTTCCTGGGGGTGCAGTACCTTGAAAAGCTGGCATTCCTGATCCAGTCCTAAGATCAGATTTAACAGGTGGTTTGATTGACTCTGCAACTTTTTCTACAGGAGTCAATGAATTTTCTTTAGTAGTAACTAATGTTTGAGCTTCAGGTGCAGAAGTAGAAGGGGTAACTCCTGCTTCTTGAGCTTTAGCAAGAACATTGGCATCAGGTTGATTGACAACCTTTCCTTTGTTCATCATTTCTAATAATTCAGGAGCAAAACCAGCTTTCATTTCAGGAGGTGCTTGATTTGCAAACAAAACCAATTCACTAGCTTTAGTTGGAGTTGTTCCATATTTGGCTTGAATGCTACCTGGCAATTCTGTAGCTTTCATTTTCATATCTTCTATTGCTGCTTTTTCTGCATCAGTTTGACCAATAGCTCTTTGTTGGATACTAGGAATTATTGGGGCAGTTGTAGGTGCTGAAGGTACGGGTACAGTAGCCGTAGGAGCTAAAGGTTGAGTAGGAGGCGCTATATTGCCTTGTGGAATTGCAGGGGCTTGTGGGTTTAAGCTAGAAAGTAATTGCTGAGTCTTTGCTTTTTTATATTCCAAGTCAGCACGTTCTATAGGATTTAAATTGCCACTAGCTAATCTTTTAGCTTGTTCTAAAGCATCTTTTCTTTGATTTATTTGTACTTCAACTCCAGGAGGAGGGAAAAGTTTATTAGCACCATATTGAACACCTTTTGCTCCACCATAGGCCAATGCAGCATCAGCCGCCAATCTAGGAGCAGTTGCACCAAAATCAATATTTGTATAGTCTTGTTCTCCACCATCTTTGTATTGAATAGGATTTGTTAAATAATCCTTAACAACAGAAGGTGCATTTGAAACAGTATCGTAAGATGGTTTAGCGCCAATATCACTCAAAAATGTTTGGAAAGCTTCACCCATAGAAGGAGGAGCCTTGGCATTTTTTACTTTAGAAATTACTTCAGGTTTTTCTTTTTGTTTTTCACGCTTTATTTCTTCAATTGTTTGTACAGGCGTTACTTCTTCCGTGTCGTAAAGTGAAATAGCCATTATTCAGCCCTACCTTTTTCTGCGTTATAGTGCAAAAGTTTCATTCTTCCATTGCGATCATAATCAACAACAGGAGCACCGTCTACCAATTTGAATTTAGTTTTATTGTATTTTGCTTCTAGTAATCTTTGATAATTTTGTACCGCATCATACATTTCAGAACTTTTAAATCCTTTAATAATTTCAGGAACGGTTTTATCTTTTGAATATTGAGTAAAGTAATTGTTATATGCCTCTTGCATAGCATAAGAAGAACTTCTTCTTGCCAACCAATTGTTTACACCGTAAGAGCCAGCTTCTAAAGTAACAGGGCCATGAGCACCTGCACCTGGGGCATTACCCGATGCTGAGTTCTTATCTAATCCATTAATATTGGCTAAGTCTCTTAAATATTGAGAAAACTCACCTCTTAGTGGAGCTGGAACATTAGATAAAGTAACGGCTTCTTGAAGTTTTTGTTCGTCAACAATACCACCTTTAATGCTAGACAATCCTTTTAATATGGCCGATGCTTGTGGGCTTTTAAGTAAATGGTCCATAGCACCAGAAAACTTTTGAGTTCCATAATCAATTTTTTGAATTAATTTTTGCTCTTCAGGCATTTGCTTAGAACGATCAACAATATATCCTTGTTCTTCTTTAAGTTTTTGTGTATCCGTTAGAGAAAAATATTTATTTGCTTGTGGATTAATTTCCTGCGCTTGTTTAAATTGACCAACGCCAATAGCAGTTTCAGGAGCTTGAGCAGTAACTAAAATATTGTTTGGTAGCTTATTGCCATTTAAATCTGTATACCATCTATCTCCACGGGCATTTGAATTAACCCAAATTTGCTGTGGAGGCTTTCCGTCAATAGATGCCTCAGCAACAGTTGGCTTAGAAGGAAGTCCACCAGTCATATAAGTCATTGCTAAGTCTCTATCGCCAAACAACATGGCCAACATAGCATTGCGCTTAAATTGGTCTTTTTGTTGAGATAAAGCATCGGCAGCAGCCAAGTTGTATTGTGGTGTTCCTTGCTGATGTTTATTTACATTTGTTGTTAAAGACTCCAACTCATCTAAAGTTTTAGATACTTCAGGTGTAATAGGATTGGGAGCCATGACAGGAGGATTACTCGCCAAATCAGGAGTTAATTGTTGCTCATTGGTTGTTGGCCCATTAGATAATGCTGTATTACCTTGACTAAATTGTTGGTCATAAATCATCCCCAAACGCTTTTGTTCGTCAGGATTAGATTTAAATTTGTCGGTTAACTTTAATTTGAGCTTGTCATTTAAATTACCTTTAAATTGACCAACTGTCATTGTTGGGGAAAGTCTATTTTTATTTAAAGTAGACTCTGAAAAAAAGTTTTCTAAGGGTTGATCATCTTTTGCTTTAATTAAAGCTTCACCTTTGGATGCTCCAGCAAAGTGCATTAAGTAACCATTTAATGGATTTACTGGAATATTATTTTGTCTAAGCGTTCTTTCATTTTCTGCTCTTAACGCTTGTTGATATTGCTCTTGAGCATTAGGGTCTTTTTTAAATTCATCAAAAGTAATTTTTGGTAAATTTGGATTGTTTTTTTGTGTTCCTAAAAATGTAGGGATTGTAAATTGATATTTACCACCAGCAGTACTTAATGGATTTTGGGCTGAATAATTACCATTACTTTCAACTCTGCCAACTGCTTGGTTATATGGGTCTTCAGCAATAGCTTGATTTTCAGTTGTTAATGTAGCCATTATTAAGCTCCATAAAGTGTTAGATAATTATCTAAATTGTGGTCAATATTTTCGTGATCATATTGATTTGATGATGGCACATATCCTTCTGGACTAATTCCAGACATCTTATTCATATTGCCTTGATTCAATTGATTGAAATGATGCAACATAGCTTGTTGTGCCAAAAGTCCTTTAATGTAATCAGGATTAAATTGATCCATTAGAAAACTCCCAATGATACTAAATCACTCATTAAGCCACCACCACTACTACCACCAAATAAATTACTTAGCCCAAGGGATTTTCCTAATGTAGAAAATAGACTATTTGAAGATGATCCACCGCTTGATCCACCTAAAGCGCCACCAGTAGGATCAGAGCCACCAAGAAACAATGAACCCAAGATAGAACCTAAATTAGTATTAGTTCCTGATGTGGATGCTTGAGTGGCTTGTGTGCCCGTAAAGTTTGGATTAGTTGCTTGTTGTGGTGTTCCATAAAGAATATTGGCAAACTTAGCGTAAGCATCCATTGGGGCTTGTGTAAAGTTTTGAGCACTTGTAACAGCATTTTGAGCTTGATTAACACCACCTAAACCTAATGTTCCAAGAGTTCCAGATGCATTTATTTGTTGACCAGTAATGTTTGCTATAGCATTTGCAGTTGCTTGAGATTGTCTTTGTTGATTCAAAGAAGCAAGATTTGCATTTGCCAAAGCATTTCTTGAAGAACCAAGATTGCCAGAAGCGCCATACATAGCATTTTGTGCGCCTTGAAGTTCTCTAGTTTGTTCTTGAATAGGCTGAATAGCTGCCGATAATTGATTTTTTATGTAATTAGGATCAATGATGTTTTTTAATGCAGTAGATGAATCTCCAAGAGCATTTAAAGACGGTTGATACAGTTGACTTGCTACTTGATTAGATTGGTTATATCCAGTCAATGCAGCCTGATTTTGATAAGGAGATAATGTGCTGTACAAACTTTGAGCACCACCTACCGCATTTTGATATGCAGGTAAGAATGTGCCCATTGCACCTTTGGTCAAAGCATCTAAATAATCTCTTTGAGATTGAAGTAGATTTACGCTAGTAGATGTATTACCAGAAGATAGAGCTAAAGGATCTGTTGTTGCCATAATTACCCCTGATTACTAAATTGGTTGGGCATTCCCATTTGTGGTTGCCCTGAAGTTGCTGAATTAGTTACATTACCCTTGCCCATAGGCATTTGGGGCATAGATTCTGTTCCCTGTACAGGATATGGGTTAGTTTGGTTGCTTGAATTGCCTGTGGACAACGTAGGTTGTTCTGGTAACGTAGCTTGCATTCCCATCGATGATTGAGCTTGGTTTTGTACTGGAGCACCCATATGAATCCTTTTTCTGAATTTTACCGATGTTTACGATTAAACGCTATTTCTTTGTAAATCAACGTAATGCCACAAATCTTCGTTTCTGTAGGTTCCTGTAGGCTTGTCAGGACACCATGAAAGGGAAGGTCCATTCAATTCTGTATATTGCTCACCAGAAACAATAAAGATTTGAAAGTTTTGTCCTATGATAAAGTTTCCACTTTGATCTACTATGCCAACAAGAAACCTGACTTGTAAGCCAGGTATCTCCTGAATGTCATTGATTGCTTCAGTAACCGTAGTTGATGGAATTGTGATTGTTCTCATTATGATGCCCAGACAGGTATTTGATAAGAAGTGCCATTGATAATAAACTCAAGCCATGAATTACTAACAGAGCTTGTGCCAGGTTTATTTGTTCCTATAAAGGTAGCTACACTTGATCCTGTTGTAGGTCCTTGGTAGAAATACAAAGGTGTAGAGGAAGCTGCACCAATCATAATGTAAGAGTAATTAGCATACAAATTGTTTACAAAACTATTGCTTGAAGTTCCAATTGGTCCTGCTGAATAAACACCAAAAGAAGTTCCAGTTCCATAAACCCCAGTAGTTGATCCGCTACCATAGACACCGTTTGTTCCTGATCCATAGACTCCATTACCTGCTGGACAAGTGCCTAAAACACCAGTTCCAGTTCCTGTATGTGTTCCATAAACACCATTCCCACCGCTACTAGCAGTATTAAATCCTCGAATAGCAGCAGAAGTCAAAAAAGTATTGTTGGTATAACCTTCAACACCCGCCATTTGTGCATAACTAGAATTGGCCACCAAAGCAGCAGTAGTACCACCAGATGCGGAGTTTGCTCCATCAAAAGTGGCTATTCCTCTGCCATATACGCTATTGAGCCACATACTTCCATTAGTTCTAGAAATGTAGTATCCCGCAGTTCCATATGTAGCAGGAGTACCTGGTGTTGGTGGAGTTGATCCATTCCAGTTATCAGATCGAATATCTTGGAAAACAGATGCTGCTACAGGCGCACCCCATTGGGTTTGACCCGCAGGAATGCCACTTATTACCCCTGAACTACCGTTGTATTGGCCAAACGTATACCAAATGACATTGCCAACTGTAACCGTACCAGGGGCAGTTAATGTCCATCCTGTTGGAGCTACAGGTCCAGTAGTATTAGATGGAGTAGCAGGTACTCCACTTCCTTGATATTGTTGTAAATAGGCAGTTATCGAGCTAAGTCCAGTACTTCCCGTAGTGCCAGTTGCACCATTTGCGCTGAATTGCACAATTGGGTAAGCAACATTTGTCCAATCTATAACTGAGGTTGCAGTATTAGAGTTGGCAGTTATGGGTACAAAGATAGCCCATTGAACATACCCTGCCGTACTGTTGGTAGAAGGCGTTGTAGTCCATCCAGAAGGCGCAGAATATGATGCTGTAGCCCAAGTATAGGTAGATGTTGTAGACGGCCTAGAAGGGGCACTTCCTGATGTCCATTGGTATATAGCAGGGATTGATACGTTTTGGGTGCTTGTTGTGGTGACAATATCTATGTCAATAGCAGTACCAGGGTCTCTAACATAATAAGCACTAGGAGCAGTTGGACTAAGAAAAAAGTCAATCTGCCTACCACCAGCTACGATGTAATAAAGATAATTGGTAGTCCCAAATCCTGTGGTTTTAAACCAAACGTAATCTGCGGGGTTGGTGGATTCTGTTGAATCATTGGAATTTCTAATTCCGTAGTAAGTTGCATTTGTAGGTACATTAGCAAACCCTACCGTACCGTCATAGGACGTTGCGTACTTAATAGAGATGTATTTATAAAGATTGGATATTCTGCCAGACGGACCCGCAATAATTCCTGTCTGAATGTCGATAGAAACATTAGACCCAAAATTACTTAAAAGGTAATTAATGGCATCTGAAATCTCATTCAGGTTGGGGCTTGAGGTAAGGCTAAATGGCATTAGAACGCATCCTCAGTAACGGTGGCTTGCCAATTCATGGCCGTCAAATTAAAAGCGTTTGTAGCATCATTTGACTCTACCTTGATAGCAATTGTTCTAAAGGTATTCTGTTGAGTATTTACCCAAGGATTGTCTGTAACGATAGAAACCGTACCAGTTTGTCCATAAACAGGGGTTTGAGCAGTTGAATTAGCTCCTCCTACCGTGATATTGATTGTTCCAGTTCCTGATATTTCAGGCATCAATCGGTGTACATAAACCTTAGAAGAAAAAGGAACAGGGCCATCAGTACTGACCAAAGCAACATTTGTACGCTCAAAAAGCACAGGTATAGTATTTCCACTAAAACTGTTCCCTATTGATGTTTCCACAAGCTTTTGACTAGCAGTACCACCCTTGGCGTACACCACAGCCCTTGAGGCAAGATTAAAGTAGTCGGTGGATGCATCTATCCATCTTGGTCCTTCGCACCCTGCACAGGCGTATTGAACGTCTTTTGGAGCATTCCAGACTTGGATGTCGTATCTCCATGAAAGCATCTTATTGCACCATGAAGTACTGTTCTTGTCGGGGTAATAAATCTCGATCTGGTTCTTTTGGGTATTGTTGACCATAAACATACGGTCAGCATAAGGCTCACCATTAGCATCTAGTGCGGTATTGATGTTGGCAAAGAAATAATCCCTAACCCTTTGATTACCCAACGGCTGAAAGTTAGAACCATCAAACACCCAAATGTCCCTAGCGTCAACGCCATATACATTGGAATCGGTATTTGACCAACAGTTATTATTGAAAAGCCCTCTACCTTGATTAAATAAGCGTATACCAAAGATAGGGGCATAAGAAGACTGGTAAGCAATAGGAGCAAAAACAACCGTATCCCAATAGGAACAAACATAGAAATTACCTCCCAAGAAGAATCCATCAATGATTGGTCCACGAACAGGAATTTCAACCTCATTGGCCACGTTGGACAAAGTAGGAGTCCAAGATGCAGGAACACCCGTATTTGCAAATTGTTGAGACCATCTAACCGTAGTAGGGTAATTGATAATTAAACCAGAAGAGTAAGTCTTGGTTAAGTTACCCGCAATCAGAATATTACCTACATTGGGCGAGCAAAAGTTCCTCATAAAAACTGCGGTAACTTTGGTAACAGCAGGGCTTAATCCTGATTCATAGTTCCAAACATAGTTATCAGGTGCAGCGTCATAAAGATAGATTTCAGTCTGAGTAGGACCAAAATACATAGGGGCAGTCAATCCATCATTGATAAAGAATACGTTTCCTACCCATGACGTTGTAATGTTTATGTTCTCGGTGTAGTTAGATAAATATACAGAAGGATTTGCTCCTACGCCTGGGGTAATGTTCGTAATCCCTGTGGCAGTCACCATGTACCATCTACCGTGATTAGAAGAATCCCGTGTAGCAATGATATACACCCAAGCAGTATTTGACCTAAAACCGCCATCCATAAAGATAGGAAGGTTAGGTATTGCGGTGGCTATATCTACCTCACCAAAGACCTTCTTGATCCCTCTAACATCCGCTTCTACATTTAAGCCTGAAGAATACTCATTTGGACCCAATGCGTTGCTAGGCACATCAGGGGTGAAGCTCATGTTGGCAAATGGGGAACGGAGGGATGAATATTCGCTCATGGTGTTTAAGTGTGGAAGTTGAGCAACATTTTAATTTTACCAAGTTCTACAGTAATTCCAATGCTTTTATTACCTCATTTGGGTCTACAAAGGCATCTGGGTCATATTCTTGTTCTTCCCAAATAATAAATTGGAATTTAGTCAAACAATCCCTACTTTTGAGCAGATTGATGTTTTCAGGGTGGCCAAAGATCAAAGGGTCTGATTTGGAAAACAAGACAATTCCCTTCTTACCTTCCCTCCAAGCCAAATGCTGAAAGAACGAATCACACCCAATCCAAGTCCTACATTCCTTCAAAAGTGCTCTAAGCTCATCAAAACTAAGATTTACCCTGAAATCCTCACACAATTGCTTTTCACCAGTAACCCCAATCTGGACTACAGGCTCCTTGATGCCTTTTAAGACTTCTTCCCAATAAGGGTAGTTCTTGGGGTTTTCTTTGCCATTTCTTAAAGCCTTGGAGTACGGACTAATGATAATCATAAGTACAGCTTTCTAAAAGCGTTCTCTAAGGAACCCTTCCATTCCCATTGTGACATCTTCAAATAGATATTCCATTGATCTAAGTTACCAAACCCACGTTCAGCATGGGCAATAGCATGACCAGGCACAATGTCTGGATAGCAGCTAAAGATCAAAGGTTTCTTGATTTCAGGCAATATCTTGGAAAAGACTATGTGATCTCCTAAACCGCAGTTTAATACCACAATCGTATGATCTCTGTATTGCATGAAATTGGCAAAGATTTGCTCATCATGGATGTACAAGGATTCATCAGTCTCGCTCCTAATACCGCCATCAGGGTTCTTTAAATGCCATGTAATAGCATCAGGAACCACATAGAGCTTGAATCCCCTTTGGTGTAACCCGTAGCTAAACAAAGTCTCCTCACGGTGCGCTACCCTAGAAAGCCCCGTGTTGTAGTCATACTCCCCTGCTCGGTAGACAAAACTACAATGCAAGTGCTCTACTTGCTGTTCCTTGGTAATAAGTCCCCATTGGATGTTGGGTTCTTCGTTGATCTTTTCTATTTTCCCAGTTGCTTTGAAGGGTTTGGGTAGTGGAGGAGTAAGAATTGAGCCTCCTACCGCACCTGCATTCTTGCGTATAGCATAGCTTAACAAAGTCCTAAGTACATTAGGTTCTGGGATGCAGTCATCGTCCATTCTCCAAACCCATTTGTAGCCCATTATGTTGGCGGTCTGGTGGTTCCAATGAGTGCCTTTTTTATGAGAGAAAACCCATTCCCATTCGATGTTCTTTAAATCCATCATCTGGAATAGATTCTTGTAGATCAATTCCTCACGGACATCTCTAGGTTCATCGTTGTCATCAAAGATAATGAGCTTATCGGGTATCTTTGTTTGGTTAACTATTGCTGCTAATGCTAGAGGAAGTGTGGTGTCGTATCGGCCTCTAGTCCCGATGGAGCAAAGCACACTATCCACGGTCCCACCTTAGAATCATCAGGTTACATTGGTTTTCTTTGCTGATCGGAGTGGCTTTATCGGATACCCGCCCGTTTTGATCAATGTAATTAAACTTGAATCCCTTGAAGTGAGATTCATTGAGTCCATGTATCTTGTGGTGCGGTCCCCAGAACCCTACAGGCTCATTCCAAGGCACGGTAATCAGTAACCTATCACAATGGTTTTTAAGCTCTTCTACAATCTCTAAACCGTTGTCTAAGTGCTCTATGACCTCAAAGGCTATGATGGTGTCGTAGTGGTCTAGGGCTACTTGGTTGATATCACCTTGAACAAACTTAGCTTTTTCTAACCAGTTCTGTTCTTCAGCGACATTAATAATGACAGGATCGTAATCAAGTCCAAGATAGTCTACATCGTTGGGTAGGAATTGACATCCATAACCAGAAGAGCATCCAAGTTCAAAAACCTTTTTACCCAATAGATTTTGATTAGCCCACATATAGCGTGTAGCTTCTCTAGGTAAAACAGGGTCTCCTTTTAGGAATACTGCTCTTTCATAATTATTGGTTAATCGCCATCGATACCATTCAGGATTTATTTCTTTTGCCAATTTCAAACAATGAATGTGAAGAATTTCACCCCATTGAGTTTTTACATCCAAGCCATACATATGCAATTCCAATTAAAAAGTTATCGATCCTGACGCAGTAAAAGTATAAACTATAAAACCGTTAGCAGTTGTTTGTGTAGGGCTTCCTGTAGTGCTTGTGGCTAGTTTATAGATGTTAGGGTATCGGATAATGACTATTCCAGAGCCACCTGTGCCGCCTGTCTGATAAAGGGGATAAGCACCACCACCACCACCACCGCCTGTGTTTGTAGTTCCTGCCACAGTCGCACCACTAGGGCCACCGCCTTTGCCTCCTCCACCAACACCGCCAACTCCTTCTGAGCCAGAGACGCTACTGTATATTCCACCTCCACCTCCGCCAGCATAAGTAACAACGGAGCCTGAAATTGAAGAGGCTATGCCTGCGCCCCCATTACCTCCTGTAGGAGTGCTTATACCATTTAACCCAACAGTTCCAGCACCGCCACCACCACCATTTGCACCATTTGTACCCGTTCCTGCGCCAACACCACCTGCATTACCTTGACCCGACGTTCCTGATCCACCCGAAGAACTTGGTGTTGCGCCCCCGCCACCAGAACCACCGCTGATGCCGCCCGTTGCAACTTGGCTAGTATCGCCACCACCACCTCCTAATGCAACAAAATTACCTGTGTATGCTCCTGATGATGTAGCAAGAAGAACAGAATTACTTCCACTTGTTCCTTTTGCTGACACTGCAACACCCCCTCCGCCACCAACTGTTACATAACAAGTTGTACCTTGTGTGATTGAAGTTTGACCAGCAATAAGACCACCTGCACCGCCCCCCGCCGCCAAAAGGCTTCCTCCACCACCTCCACCCGCAACAATCAAATACTCAATATTAGGCGGTGCAATTCCTGTCCAATTCTGTGCTTTGACAGCTTGGCTTACTTGTCCTAATGTCCAAACACCAGAATACTGAGCCATGTCAAGCCCCTTGAGTTATTTCAACCCATGAAAGAGTATCTTCGTGCCATGTATACATCTTGCCTTCTTCTACAGGCATAGGTGTAGGAGGATTCCAAAGATAAGTGTTTGTGTCTTTAGTCCATGAGGCAAAGGGTTGAGGGGGTGCAAAGCCTGTACCGTCCCAAGAATAGCCAATCCCAGCGTAGTTTTTGTGTAAAGGTCTGCCATCTGGATGTTGATTGGCATGGGTATTGTAAGAAGTCTGAACCCACTCACTAGGATCACCCCAATGACCGAGTGCTAATGTTTCAGCATCAATAACAATTACATTCGTAACTATTCCGTTTTCTACTCTTGCAAAGTGGCTCATACTGTTTCTCCTTAATGATGATTGGCAAATTCGCCATGATATAAATTTCTTGCTTCTTGTGCAACTAAATCAGCAAACTCTATGTCTTTAAAAAACCCAATGTGTTTTTTCTTTCCGTTGACACTCAAAGAAACACTCCAAGCATTATTGCTTTTAACCCATGCAACATTCTTAAAACCAGATTGATTGTTTCTATGCAAAGTTCTATTGCGACAGTTTTCTGATTTTGTAGCAACTCTTAAGTTTTCAATTCTATTGTCTAAACCATTACCATTTTTATGGTCTACAAATTCTGGTAAAAATCCATGATGATACATAAATACAACTCTATGAGCTTGATATCTTTTCCCATCAAGACCAATAACATAATAATCTTTTGTCGCTTTTAAAGTTCCCGCTACTTCACCAACTTTACCAAGTCGTGATGTGGTTTGTTTGCGTATCAAATGACCATCTTCACGGTATTCAAACATTTGTTTAATTCGTTCTTGTGTAAGCATAATTAAAAAGTGATTGTCCCAGAGGACGTAAAGACATAGATCTGATATGAGTTATTGTAGAGGACTTGTGGGCCACCTGTAACAGATGCAGGAGGGGCGCAGTTAGCAGGGTAACGGATAATGACTATTCCTGAACCACCGTTGCCGCCTGCATTACTACTGTTACCGCCACCACCGCCTCCACTACCTGTGTTTGCAGTTGCGTTTACACCAACAGCATTATTTCCACCATCTCCACCGCCTGCACAGCCCAATCCTGCACCAGATGAACTAGCCCCCCCACCACCTCCACCAGCATAGAAAACTCTTGAGCCTGTAATAGTAGAGCAAAGACCTGCACCGCCATTGCCAGATATTGAAGTTGCGCCATTAGTTCCAACAGACCCTGCGCCCCCACCCGCACCGCCTTGGGCTAAAACAGTTCCAGAACCACCAGCAAATCCTTGACCTGATGTTCCTGTACCGCCACTAGAGCCACCAGTTCCTTGGTTATTTCCACCACCACCAGAACCTCCGTTATAACTTCCTGCTGGGTCTGTACTGTAATACGCACCACGACCGCCACCAGTAGATGTTATGGAACTAAAGACAGAATTAGTACCCGGAGTTCCATAGTTTCCAGAAGATAAGCCAGCCCCACCAGCGCCAACAGTAATGGTAAGAGCAGAACCAGCCGCAACAGCCAAACCAACCGCAGTTAAAAGTCCACCAGCTCCACCACCTCCACCACCGCCATTACCAGCACCACCAGAACCACCACCAGCAACAACCAAGTATTCCACCGTGCTTGTAACTCCGCTAGTCAGAGGATTAAATGTAGCACTGAGAATTCCGCCTAATAAGTTTGACATTGCTTGTTCCTAAAAGGTGATTGAACCAGAAGATAGGAACGTGTATACAGTAAATCCTGTAATGCTTGTCTTTGTTCCATTGGTTACTGATATAGCATCTGCAAATGTATTGGGGTATCTAATGATGACAATGCCTGAACCGCCTGACTGACCTGTTGGATTGGTTGGATAGCCACTGCCACCACCTCCACCTCCAGTGTTCACAGTTCCTGCCACAGCAGCATTAGTAGCATCAGCCCCCCTACCGCCACCACCCGCACCACCAATTCCTGCTGTTTGTCCCGTATAAGCACCACCCGCACCACCACCCGAATATGCGGTAACAGTACCGTTTATAGAACTTGCTATTCCTGCGCCACCATTACCACCAACAGTTGAAGTACCGCCTAGTCCAATTGTTCCAGCCCCTCCTCCGCCACTACCAGTTATTGTTGATCCTGTTCCAGATATTGAAGTGCCACCCGAATTACCTTGACCAGATAGCCCACTACCGCCAGACCCAATTGGGTACTGGGCATTTCCTCCGCCAGAACCTCCGCTTAATCCACTAGCGGCAGTACCACCTCCACCACCGCCTTTTGCCGTAATAGATGAAAAGACTGAATCAACGCCTGTTGTGCCTGTAGCCGAAGCGGAACCTGCTCCGCCTGTTCCTATAGTTACAGTTAAAGGCGTACCTGTAGTTATAGGCAAAATGCCTTGTAATAAACCACCTCCACCACCGCCACCAGCCAAGTTTCCTCCACCGCCACCTCCACCTGCTACAACAAGGTATTCAACAAAATTAGTCTTTTGTGTGCCTGTCCAAGCCTTTTGAATAAGACCTTGCAATTGATTTCTAAGTGTGAAAATTCCTGTTGCCATTTGTAACCTTAGAATGTGATTGTTCCACTAGCGTTAAAGACATATACACGGTATGGCCCTGCAATGTATGTTGTAGGTGAACCTGTTGTGCTTGATGCTTGGGATAGATAAGAAGGGTATCTGATGACTACGATGCCTGAACCGCCTGTACCACCAGAACCAAGCTGAGAAATTCCGCCACCACCCCCTCCAGTATTTGTTAATCCAGTTTGTTGGTAAACAGTAGCCGTCCAAGGGGCTGCGTTACCACCGCCACCTCCACCACCAATTCCCGCACTACCACCGTTATAAGTACCTGCGCCACCTCCGCCAGCATATTGAATTGGAGAACCTGTAATAGAGGAAACTAAACCAGTTCCACCATTGCCTCCAAGAGTATCCGTCCCAGTTATACCAGCAGACCCTGCGCCACCTCCTCCTCCACCGCCATAATTTGGGCCTGTGTTAGTAAAATTACCCCCTGCGTTTCCTTGACCTGTTGGAGAAGCAGAACCACCAGAACCAGCAAGATCACCACCAGACCCACCACCAGAACCACCAGATGCGCCAGAATTTGTTTGATCGCAACCACCACCTCCACCACCTGTAGAAGTTATAGAACCAAATACAGAATTACTTCCATTTGTTCCATATCCAGTTCGGCTACTTGAACCTGCACCTCCTGCGCCAACGGTAACAGTAATACTAGAACCAAGAGTAATTGAATAGCCAGTTGCAGTTAGCAAACCGCCAGCACCTCCGCCCCCAGAAGCATAACCGCCACCCCCGCCACCACCCCCAGCGACAACAAGATACTCTACCGTTGTAACAGGATAGTTCAGCCCATTGTATTGAGCAGAGATAACACCACCGATATGAGTCAAACTCATGGTCAGTCCTTAACTAATTGCTTCGTAAGATACGGTGTA